CTCCGCATTGTGCTCTGACCCGGAGTCAAAAAACCGTCTTCTTGACTATTCATGGTCCCTAAGTATTGGGAGCGATGAATGTGTTGAAGACGACAAGGCGGAGGAAGTATTAGGCAACTATCTATGGCCTTGGAGCCGTAAGAAAGTTGCAAGGGAGCTAAGCTATCTCAGAAGTCTTAGCGATCCCAGCGGTAAGAGGTATTGTCGAACCATGTGGAATTTCGACGGTATGATGCCTCGATTGTCGCTGTTCATGCAACCAGACGTACCGTCGTTTGTATGGAACCGCAACTTCCGTCGTGCGCTGAAACGGGTAGTAGAACGTTATCCTAAACATCTTAAGATGGCTATATGGAAAACGGATGCTGATGTAAAATCGGCACTATCCGACTGGAGTACCTCAGCAGGTTTTGAGGGTATCAAAACTGGGCTTCGTAAGAAGCGGGAATATCTCCAGGGCATCTTATCTGAACTATGTAGAAAGGAGGATGAAGCCATTAATAATGGCAGATATCAGGATCCAATGATGTTAGGACGCCGCAGTGGCGTGAAGGGTGAGTTCACTCCCGATGGAAAACCCACCGGTACTTGTGAACATACGTCTCGGCCTGTAATGATGGTCAGTATATGGCAGATCTTGACTGAGGCGCGGATCGCTGTTGCTTTGGAAGGGTTTCTGAGATTTTATGAGGGGACCGCCATTGGTAAGTCCGATCAGATGATCACTGATGAGGTCAATAGATTAAGGTTGACTTCGGCTGCGTACGTTTCTCTCGACAACTCAAAATATGATAGCACGCTACCTGAATGGTTATTACATGCTGCTTTCGATGTTCTTGAGCAATGTTTTGATTTTCGTGATCAGCGAGAGAAAGATCTGTTCAGGGTAGTGAGGATGTCTTATATTTACAAAACCCTCATACTCCCTGACGGCCCTGTTAGTGTAAAGAAAGGAACACCAAGTGGTTCTAGACTGACATCACTAATTAACGGAATATGTAATGAGCTGATCACGGAAACGTGGTTAAGTGCATTTAACCGGAGGGCTAAATTCATCATTATGGGTGATGATAATCTCATCTGTTTAACAGAGACTGAAAATAATATCAGTCAGCT